GTCGTCTTTGAAGACTGTGCCCTGCGTAGCTGCTTTGATACCTAGCCCAGCATCTGGGGCAAATACAAAATACGGCGCAGGTGATGGATTCTGCATCTGGTCCTGCATGATCAGCTCCCGAATGCGGGGCGGCAGTAGCTTGAACTGCGAGGACTCTTCAACGCTTTTCGACATGATTGATCCTTACAAAGCGGCTGCGCCAGTTAGCGCGACTGAGCCCAAGCTGGACAACAAGCTGGCGGGGACACCCACCTGACCGCTTTCAGATGCGTAGGTGGACTTGGGCAGTTGCACGCCATTGATAACACCTGTGGCGTTAGACAACTGTGTCCAGGGGTCAGTACGCGCAGCCATTGCATTATTGTAGGCAGTTGTCAAAGCACCTTGCTGCAAGGTCTGCTGCTGGTTACCAATATTCAGCAGCGACTGCGCATCGGTGTTGTTCATGGTTTGATACGACTGGCCTAACGCGCCCATGTTATCAGCGGCGGTATTCAGGGCGTTTACTGTGCCCGTGGCACCCTGCAGCGCAGTATTGGCTTGGATCTGGCCTTGGTTCTGTACGCGGTTAGCGTCACCGGACAATGCGCCTTGCATAAGGTTGCCCCCAGAGAGGGCTGCATTGCTTTGGATCTGTTGTTGGTTCTGGGCGCGGTTTGCGTCTTGCCCAAAAATAGCAGCGCCCCCGTTATACCCCGCCTGTAGTGCAGTAGACTGCTGACCAGTAATATCGTCCGCTGCCCGCATGCCTGCGCGCGTCAAGATGTCAGCGTTGCGAGTGGATCCAAACTGTCCAGAGCCGATCATGCTAGAGTTAACGCCGGGCATGATGGTGTCTTCCCAGTTGCGCTTGCCCAGCCGGGCAATATTGTCCACTACTTGCGTGGTGTACGGGCTCATGTACTTGGACACATTGTCTGTCCAGTTCTGCGCATTACCGCTTACCGCGTCCTGCGCGCCTTGAGCCCAAGGCTGCACTGAGTCAGCCGTAGTCATTGCGGGTGCGCCCACAGCGCCTTGTGCGTAGTCAATGAACTTTGAGGCAGTTGGTGCAATCTGCGCGGAGAGCGTGGCACTTTGTTGCAGAGGCGCTTGCCATCCCGCAGTGCCTTGCCGCACAGCGTCAAAGGCAGCTGTCTGGTCTGAATTGAACCCTGCTACGCTCTGCGCGGGCAGCGGTTGCATGTTATTGTTCTGCGCCAGGTTCATTGCCTGAGCGCCCAGATTCTGGGTGTACTGCTGGTACCACGCTGGGAGGTCAGACTGCGTTACGCTGTTGCCTCCGTTAACGCCTGCGGATGTGGCCATGAGTTAGGCTCCTTGCATGTAGCTGAGCGGGCCAGCGGCCTGCGGGGGAATGGAGTCGGTGGGGGCGCTGCGCTTCTGAGCCCGCAACTGCGCGCGCAGCTCATCGAGCTTGGCAATACCTGCGGCAGTGTTACCGTCACCCAGCGCAGACACAGACTCAGCGTCCATTACGTACTCACCAGGGGACAGCTTGGCGTCCACAAGGTCAGACTGACCGCCGTCGTCACCTTGGACTGCACCTGCAAACGCTTGGGTCAGGGGCCCTTCAATGTCAACGTCACCCCCTTCAGCGTACTGGCGTGCTGTTTTGCCCGGAGTGACAGGTGACTGCATATCCGCTGCGTAGACGCGCTGCAAGGCACTTCCAGTCTGCATGGGCCGTTGCCCAAATGCTAGCTGTTCAGGGGTCCACCCAGTAGTGTTCATCGCAGACTGCCCGGGCATACCTGCACGCAAATCAGCAATGCTCCGCTGCGTTTGAGGCTTGTCTGTCAAAGCGCCTGCAACCCCAAGCCCTGCGCCTGTGAGCGCAAGTATTTTCTTGAGGTTCAAGCTGCCGTCAGTGTCCTTTAGGCCCAACGCGGCTGCAATCTTAGCCCATGTGCTGCTGTCAGCTGTTTCACTACCTACTGTGATATTACCCAGCCCGCGTTCTCCGGAGTTCATACCTGCGAGTCGGCGTGTCTCGGCGTCAGCTTGATTTTCATCCGTGACGTTGCCAACAAGATTATCATTGTTGAGCTGGGTTTGCTCATCAGGCGTTAGCGCTGTTGACGGATCCAACTGATTGCCGCTAGTATCAAATACATCGCCCGTACTGTCATCGATGTTATAACCGTCGCCAGTATCAGGGTCTGTTTCGATGAATCGAATTGCCATATTCTTACCTCACTGCGCCAATAAATTGTTCGGCCCAGTCGGACCAGTTTTCAAAACCATCCGCTCCGGGGATATTCATAGCCGCAAGCTCAGGCACATAAAACAGCGCGCATACCCACGTCTTCCACGAGTCATCATTATAAGGGGCGCTCACCCCAAATTGGGCAAACTGCTCAGCTACCAAAGCGCCCCAATCGCTGAATTTTAGCCCATCTGGGCTAGGAATGAAAGCGGAGTTCTTAATCACTTAGTAGACCTTTCGTCTCCAGGCTCAATACTCACCTGCACCTGCCCTTGCTCGTAGAACCCGCCTAGTGAGTTGCTAGTGAACTTGAGCTTCATGATGCGTGCCTGATCCCCCATATTCTGGAATGAGTCACCCGGCGCCAGCGTATACGAATTTAGCACCTGGTCCGGGTCTTCTGCAAACGAGCGACCAAGAATATCACACTGGATATCCCCAACCTGGTTCATATCCGGTTCAAGGCGCAGGATACGCGTCATGCAGTCCATCATCTTGGGAACGTCTTCAAAGGGACCGCCTACAGCAAAGCCAAAGTTTTGAGACGTGAACGAGCTTTCTATAGCAGTAATGCTCTGCCCAATAGTCTTGTCCCAGCCGTACTCATGCTGGTACTGCGTAACAAGAGTCTGACTGACAGGGGCGGTCTGCACCGTGGCTGTTGCACCCGCTAAGCCTGTGAGCACGTCGTTTATGACAAAAGCGCCTGTCACATTATTTACATTGATTGCGTTATTGAGTACACGCACCGCAGTGCCTGTAGCTCCAGACAAAGAACCCGCAACTACGTTATTTTCAACAAACCCGGTTGTCATAGATGTGAACGACAGAATTGCACCGCTCGCTACGCCGGTTGTATTAGTATTCAAGGTTATGGTAGTGGGGGTATGTGACAACACCAGCGATCCGGTGACTATGCCGGTTCCTGACGCCTTCATTCCGTCTACGATCCCCGTTGTTGATGTGAATGTTAGCAGGGGTGAGCCTGAAATAGTCAATGCCGAGGTTGTCAGGTTCAAGCCTGTAGTCAGCAGTGTTGTGGTCTGTGAGTCTTCATGCCCCGCCATAACGGGCGACCGGAACACCCCAGCAGGGGCCGCAGCAGTGCGCTGCTTCACGGCATCATACCAGGTGTTTTCCCGGTAGTTGAAGATGACCGCGTCACCGCACTCAGTATCTGTGCCACGCGGGTAGAACCACCAGATCTCGCCCCAACGACTGATCTTCACACCAAACACTTTGTTTTGGTATGCGTAGTTCAGATTGTCAAAGAAGTAGTTGCAGTTCATCTGGTTGGGTAGCTCCTGCACCACGCCGTTGTAGTACAAGAAGCGATCGGTGCCGGGCCAGAAGAACTTGCCTTCATGCTCAACCACGGCGTTCTTAGACATGATTGTGGTGGGGCTAGACAAAATGTCGTACTGCCAAATACCGCTTCCGCCTGTAAAAGACACGCGGATCAAACTGTCTAGGCTCCAGAATAAGCCCGCAGGGGACTGGGATCCGCCGCGCACAGCCGACCCGTACACAATCTTCTGAGCACCAATGTTGTTGGTAGACGCGTAGTTTGAGCCGCCTGTTGTCCAGCCGGAACCCGCACTGTAATCATTAGCATTGCTGTTGCGTATCAGCCCGTTTTCGCCATACACAAACAAGAACGGCTGGAGCACGCATACGCCCCCAGAGGTGCGGATAGGGCCGGAGCCGTCAGCAACCTGTACAAGCGGGTCATTTGTGCTGATGTCACCCGCGTAAACATACCCTGGAGTACTGCTTGAAATATCATTTACGTCCGGTGAACTAGCGGCAATAATGGCTGAGTACGTACCGCCCGTGCTGGAATACATTGATGCAAACGACCAGTTCAGCAGTGGGTCCATGGTGAATCCAGTAGGAGTGCGGTCTTCAATGTTACCAGAAGCACCCGTACTGTCAAACTGCACGCGCTGGATACCCCATTGACTGAATAGGTGCGTACTGTACACCCCGCCGCGTGCATCCATCATGATTGCGCGCACTGGGCCGTTTGCATGTTGCGTCATGGACCGGTAGCCACCCATTTTGCGGGGGCGTCCGCGTTGCCACCGCACCCAAACCCCGTCGTTGTAGAATGGGGTGTCAAGGTCAGTGCCGTCACGACGTACCCCAGGTTGGGAGGTAAACAGGTAGACTGGATCTGCCATTTAGGGCCTCGTGAATACGGTGGTACGGTCTGCTTGTCGTTCTGCGTTCTCTTGCTTCAAGCCGCCTGTTGTTGACTGATACATGTCCTCCCACACAGCTTGTCGTGGGGACTTAATGAAGCGACAGGCTTCAACCATGATCGCAGCAAACAAAGCCTGCGGCGCGTTGAGGGTAAGCCAGTTGCTTTCGTTGCTTGCGCTCAGTGGCTGCAGGCGCGCGTAGTAAACCAGTTCGAACTCGTAAGCAACTGCAGGGGTTGGGCCTAGCAGGAAGTGCGTGGCGTTGTAGTCGGCGTAGAATTTGGGCAGGTCCGTCAGTGACGAATTAGGCCAGTAGTTACGTACGTACTCCAGTGCGCGCAAAAAGATTGGTAGGCGTTCTCCCGCTGCATTCTTGTAGTAGAAGGAGATAGTCTCCTTCCAGTAGCTGGGCTTGGCCATGCTTGATGTCAACGGAAGCGTGCCAGTTACCACAGACTGGAAGCCTTGCTGCTTCATATCTGTGGCCAAGCGGTTTTCAGCCAACTCAATAAAGGTGGGAACCTGCGCAGCAAACGCCGCGTCGGTACGCTCAGCATACTGCGGCACCAGCGCCTGCAGTTGGGTGTAGGTAAAGTTTTGCATGGCTTAGGTGCCCGCAATCGCCTGTGTCAGCGCCCCGGGCTTATCTTGGAAATCAAAGGTCGGTGCCTTGCTTGTCATGCGCTGTTGTTGCGTTGCATACAGGGCATCAAGCACTGGAGTATTGAACTGCTGTGCGGGCTGTGTTCCCCAGTTGAAGGCCGGTTGTACGCGCACGGGGTCAGTCGCAGTGCTTTGGCCGGTTTGGTAAGGCGTGCCGTAGGTTGCCCCGGTGCTGTTGGCAGCTGTAGTCAGAGCCCCTCCGACTGCAGATGTTTGCGCGGGTTGCCCCAAGGCTTGCCCGGCAGGGGTCATACCTGCAACATTTGTTCCGCCTTGTGCGCTGGTTCCAGTCTGGCCATACGGAATCCAGCTGCCTCCCCCACCATTTGCAGACCAGACATGCCGCGCGCCTTGCGTAAGAACGGTGTTTGGGTTTGTCATGTCTGAACTGCCAAACCCCGTTGATCCAGTATACGCCAGATTATTCAACCGATTGAAGATTGACCCATTTGCCGAGTCATTCATCTGTATTGATGTTGGGTCACCATTATTGAACAACAGATTCTGGCTATTCAGTGCAAGCCCTATATCAGACATGCTCATGCCGTTTTGGGCAGCAGTTTGCATGATCTGCTGGTCTGTTGGGTTTGTAGCCAAGAAGGCGCGGATCTGCTCAGGCGTCAGTCGGGTTCCCCCCGCAGTGGTAAAGGCACCCTGCGTGGCGGTTGGGGCGACATTCGATGTTCCCGGCGCTGGCACCCGGCCTGCAATCTGCATGGCCTGCTGCACTTGATACTGGTCAATACCCAGTTGTTGCGCGAGCGCATTCAGCTCGTCTTGGCTTTTGCCGGCCATCGCCTGCTTGACTTGTTCGTCCGAATATACGGTACCATCTCGTGCGGTCACTGGCATATTGTTCTCCTACTTAACGGGGTTAGCTGCGGCAAGCAGCGCTGTCTTTTGCTGACTGCTGGAATTGGAACCAAACCAGAAACTCAGCACCATTACCAACGCGCTATCCATGGTTCCCAGCACCCTACCGATTATAATGGGATCTGCCCCGGGCGGGACTTGATTGAATAGCAGTGCAGCCTCCGCAGCTAGCGTCAAGGTCACAATCAACCATGTGAGCACGGAAGGGGTGACACTGTGCGTGGCAACTGCCATGCTTCGCGCGCTGTCGCGATCTTTGAACTCCAACTCGGCGTACTTGAACCCACGCTCCTTCTCGTCATTCTGGTATTGCAGCTCCAACTTGCGGATTTCAGCAAGGTGCTCAGCAGTCAGCTGCCCGTCCTTGAATAGATTGGCAATTGTTGCCTGCGTTGCATCCGGCACGCCTAGAATTCCGCCCAATGCTGATACGGCAGCTCCCGCCAAGGGTCCACCCAGCGCAGTTGCTACCGTGGGGGCAAGAGACTTGAGCGTGTCTAGCCAGTTCATGCGAAGCTCCTTGTTCCGGTGTTGTCAATACGTAACACCTGCCGCCGAGGGTTGTTGCTGAAGCTGATATGCACCCAGCCACCGCTAGGGTTATCTGTGTATTCAGCAATAAGCTGATCAAAATCGACAGCACTACCGGCAAGAATACGAACCAGTTGCTCTGGCGTTCCCGCTGTTGGGCAGGTGAAGTCCACAGCCTCACCTTTGGAATGTGATTTTCGCGCAAAGTACTCAGCCCATGATTGCGTTGTTACGGGCTTGCCGTGCTTTGCACACCAGGCTTTGTAAGCCTTCTCGCAGAGCACCTTCTCCAGCGCCTCACAGCGGTACCCACTGCTGATACTGATTGCATTGTGGTTCAAACGTGCCCGCACCATTTCCAAGCCCAATGCAGTGCGCTTGATAGCCTTTGTCACTTCTAGAGGCGCGTCGTTGTCAATGCCTAGGCGTGCGGCAGTATCAGAGCGCGTGAGCTCCTCCAGCGTGAAGTGGGGGGTGAGTTGGGTCATTTGTCAGCTTTACTGTCCAGCTTGTTTTCAATCTTGTCCAGCTTTGCGAACAATGCCGCGCCAAGCTTGTCCATATCATCGCGCTTCACGTAGGTGCCGGCCACGAGAACTTCAATGGCCTGCACCTTCGCGGTGAGGGCAGTGTCAGCACGTTGCAGGGCTTCAATGCTGGACTTGAGCGAGTTCAGCACCCAGCCGCCAAGGAACCCAATCAGCGTGATTGCAATGTTGAAAAAGGTTTGGAAGTTCTCACCGGTCATACATGGTCTCCGCTGGGGTCGTAGGGGTCTAAGAGGGGTTCAAAAAACAGGACAACCTTGAGCCGCCATCCTTGGCTCTCTTGGTGGTGGCGCTTGAGACGGTCAGTCACCAGCGTTTCATGCGGCCAGCGCGGAGTCTCCAGCAGGATGAGGGTCATCAGCGTGGCATTGACAAAGGCGTCGAGCAGGTAGCCGACCCATAGCACTGGCGTGCCGAAGATCAGAGCCGTGCGCGATAGCGTGCCCGCTTCCTTGGCTCGCTTGAGGTTCATACAGGCGAGAAAGAACACCCACAGCAGCCAGCATGAGAGCACCAACAGCAGCGCTATGATCAGGAATGTACTCACACAAGAACCTCCGCAGCGCGGCCTGCCGCCAGCAGCCCATTGGACTCCAGCGCGTTGATGCCGCTGATAGTCGCAGGGTCAGTCTTCAAGACGTTCTCGGCCACCATGAACAGTTGCCAGTAGTAGTCCAGCAGCGCATTGACCTTGGTAGCTGCGATGATAGCTGCGTACTCTTCGGGCGTGAACTTGAGCAGGAACTCCTTCTTTGTCCACGGCAGCGCTGGCACAGCAGCAGTCACATCGGCAGGCGCATGAAAGCCCGTGCCGTCATAGGTCCAGCCAACATTCGCTGCGTCGGACGCCACCACGGCATCGCAGTTGTGCTGGAACGTTGCAATGAATGCATCATCCGCTTCGATGCAGTTCTGGACAATGCCGTTTTTGATGAGTGCGTATTTCATGGTGCTCTCCTACTCATACCACCAGACGCGGCAATAACCGACTGCACCATCGGACGGTGAGCCTGCTCCATTGACCTGACCAGCGCCACCAGCGCCACTATTGGCAGCAGCACTGCCGCCTGGAACAGCGCCACCGCCACCACCACCAGTGCCAGCAAGGATGCCAGTGGTCCCGTTGTAGAGGCCGAACGAACCGGCCACGCCATCAAGACCGGAGCCTGCACCACCGAATCCGTTTGTACTGGCACCACCGCCCTTGCCACCAGGAACGCTGACGCTCCCGAATGATGATGTACCGCCATCTGACCCGACCGCACTGGACCCTGATGTTCCCTTCACCCCAGCAGAGCCAATCGTCACCGTGGTTGGCCCCGTAACGGTTGCATTGGTCAGTGACCGGCTAGAGCCACCACCACCACTGGCACCAGGGTTTGCGGAGCCACCACCGCCACCACCGCCACCGCGCAGGTCAAGGAAGACAACGCCACCAGCGGCAAGCAGAGCCGAAGATGGGTAGAAGGTCCCAGAGGCCGTGAACTCCTGGAACCGCAGCGACTTGCCGCCAGACGCGGCATTCGACACAAAGGGATTGTTAGCCATTATGCGAAGTCTCCACCACCAACCATGCTCGGAATCAGCGCACAAGCTGTTCCCCCGACTGCCGTTGCAAGTCCAACATACACTTGCCAGCCAGCGGGGACTGACAGCAAACCGAAGTCAAAATCTGTCGGCTGAGTTACCGCTGCTGTCTGACTCATGGGTGTGGCCGGGGCGTTGATCTCGCCGATCAGGATGTTGTTCGTGGCCGTGGTGTTCACGCTGCCGTTGTTGAGCCAGATGCGTGCAACGGTGGCGTTGGTAGTGCCGCTCGCCTGTGCGCCAGCAGTGCTGCCGAAGCGCAGCTTCAGCTTGGGCAGTTGACCACCAGCGGAGCCTGCGGTGTATACCTTCTGCATGGCCGTGCCGACTGCCTCGGTGCCATCGTAGGACTTCGCTGCCGTCATCGCCGTAGAAAGCGGGGCAGGCACAAGGGACGCATTGAGCTGCGTCGGTTGCGGTACGCTATCGAATACTGTTATCGCTGTCATGTCGGCTCCTTACGAGTTGAGACTGTTGATCCCGCCCCAAGAGGACAGGTAAGAATTCATGCGTGTCAGTTTCACGTTGGACGGCAATGGCGGTACGTCGCTCGTCATCGCCACTGTTCCGTCTTTGTCAGGCATCGTCCAAGTGCGCTGCGCTGTAGCTACGTTGGTCAAGAAGCTGGTGAATGTCCCTGCCGCATTAGTCAAATTTAAAGCGTACAGCGTTAGGCCGGCATACCCCCCTGACGCACCTTTGTTTGCCGTCTGCTCAAGGAGCAAGTCAGCCGTGCTGCCCAATAGTGGCGCGCCGTTGATTGTCTTGACATCGGTCCAGCTGGCTACTGTGCCGTTTGTAGTAGGTACCTTGCCCGAGTTGCCAGCTTGGTCAGGCAATGCAGTCTGGAAGGCTAGCGTGGTGGCAAATGCCGTGGTGGCAATCTGGGTTGTAGCTGTTCCAGGAGCTGCTGTCGGGGCTGCTGGGGTGCCTGTAAATGTCGGGGAGTCTAGCGTTGCTGCATTAGCAAACACAAACGCGGTTGTTGCAATCTTTGTTGTATTGTCATTGAGCGTGGGTGTCGGAGCCTGTGGCACCCCTGTGAACGTCGGGGAGGCAAGCGGGGCAAAGCTAGCGGCCACAAACGCAGTGGTTGCTATTGAAGTGTTTGAGGTACCTGGAGCCTGCGTGGCAGCTGTAGTCGCATTGGTCGCATTGGTCGCATTGGTCGCGCTTGTAGCTGTGGCAGCATTACCCCCAATGCTCAGTGCCGCAGCGGTGCCTGTCAAGCCGGTCCCCGCACCATAAAACACTGTTCCGTAGACGTCGTTCCATGCGAATGTCGCAGATCCGAAATTCTGGGCGGCACTGACGGACGGTAGCAAGTTCCCCGCAGCGTCAAGTGTCATTCGCTGGGCAGATGCTGTAGAAAATCCAAGCACGTCCCCTGCGGCACGGTACATTCCAGCGCCCGCGCTATTGGCAAAAGAGTAAGCGGGTGCCGCTGCTGTACCGTTTGCCGCAAGACCTTGTCCACCGATCCATCGCATCACTTCCACACCAGCGTTGGTCACCCCTACAGACGCGCTAGTTGGAGCAAAGATACCGTTGTCAGATAGCACCAGCGCAAGGGGTGGCGAAGCTGCAGCACCCGCGCTAAGCAATAGCGAGGTGATACCTGATATGGTTGTTGTAGTGTTAGTTACATTTACGCCATCGCAGAAGACGACTGCGGCCTGGTTTGCCGGGAGCACAAATGTTGTGCCTGGCGCTGGTGACTGGAATGTTAAAGAATACGCACCCGTCGTTACGTTAGAAACATAGTAAACCTGCACTACGCCTGGTAAGACAACAGTGCAGTTGCTGACCAGCGTTCCGGAGTACGCTTGCACAACATTACTGGCTTCAGATAGGCTTAGGGTTACGGTTCCGCCTGTAACTACTTTGGAGAGCTGCGTAAAATTAAACTGAGTGTTACGCCCCCGACCCACAGTATACCACGCCCCCGTACCAGCAAGTACAATGCAACTCTCGTCCAACTGAAGGTCAATAGTGGCGTAGCCGTCAATCAGTTCGCCCCCTCCTGGAGCAAGGGTTAGCATCCCAGCCCCTTGATTACTTACTGCAAAGAAGAAGTCGTTACCAACAGCCGATGACAGCCCAAGATCAAAAGTTATCCCCGCTCCAGTGTTTACGTAGCTATTACCTCTGAACGTCGCGTTTACGATCTGGCTTGCTGACACGGTAGAAACTGGCATGCTCTGGTTCAACGAAGCCCCGATAGCCTTAATACCGCTACCAGCAAGCTGCGAGGCATCCAGTGCACTAGAGCCCGCCCCGAACAGCGTCACGCGCCATGTACCGGACTGCGACGAGTTATCACTCAGGTAGAGGTACTTGACTTCGCCCGGGGCAACTGTGGCGACTATCACGCCTGTAAAGCTGAGAACCGTGAACGTATTTGCACCGGAGTTATCAAACAAAACGTCCTGTCCGCTGCTGGCAAGTGTTGCGTCAGGTAACTCAATAGAAAGTGACCCAGCAGTTGCGTTCACCTTCATGATCCGTGCCATCACCTGACCTGTTGTGGCGTACTGCGGCCAGTAGGTCAGGATGTTTGCAGACAGCGTGAGCTCACTAAACTGGACGTCAGACGGCTGAACTGTAGAACCCCCAAAAACGTCTGTATATGCGGTCATGTTGTATCCTATGCGCTCAACGGCTCATCTGGCCGGGGGTAACGTATGGTGATGTCTTCGCCGCGCCGGGCCGGTAGGCGCCAGGGGTCCAGGTTGTCTGAGCATGACGGGCAGACCTTGAGGCCGGGCGCATTCCCGTCAGCCACTAACGTGCTTTGTGGCACTTTGATATGGCAACGATCACACACGGCCACCGCGCGGGAAGCGTAACCTGCAGTATCGAGGTACAAGCTCATGCGGTGTACCCTCCGATGTTGGGCGCCAGGCGGATTGGTGATCCGTCAGACTCGCCGTCCTCAGCTTGAGCAAGATGCTCAGCGCTCTTGGATTCCAGGTACTCGAGGCGTCCTGGGGGAAGCTCGCCGCTAGGCAGCTCAACGGCACAGCGGCAGGCCAGCAGCAGGATGATAGACTCAAGCCAGCGCTGCGGCACGTCCAGCGTGTTTGTGAGCGCGCCTACGTCTTGAATATGACGCTGGGCCCAGACCACGATTTGATCGCTTGAGGCGCTAGAGGCTGGCCAAATCCAGATACGTGGGGATGTCTGCTTATCAAACCAGAACTGCAGGCTCTTAGACCCGGCTGGGACCACAAATGTCTTATTGGGCAGTGCCACGTAGTCGTCATTGGACAATTTGGACATTGGGATTTCGTACGGGTCAGTGCTGAACGTCAGCGTGCCAACTGTTGGCAGCGTACCAGAGGTATCCCGCACGCGCCA